TATTTTGGTGATTTGTTTTCTTATTCGCATTATCTTTAGAACATAAATAAGGGACTCCAGTTTCAATCTGAGATTCAATAATTTTATTCCAAATATCTTGAGCCTTAACTTTTTTACCAAGACCTTTGCTGACAGCTAATTTATAATTTTCTTCGTACTCATTTCCATAACACTCTTGTAATGGTTTAATATTATTTGAGATAATGTCGTTAGGGCAGAATAAATACCAATCATCATTATTTTCAACCGCTCGCATGAAATTATCAGGAATCCAAAGTGCGGTAAATAAATCACGAGCTCTCATTTCTTCCGAACCTGTATTTTTCTTAATCTCTAATAAATCAATAATATCTTTATGCCAAGGTTCAATATAGATAGCAGCACTACCTGGTCTACGACCTTGTTGGTTAAAGAATCTAAGTGACTCATTAACTATTTTTAAATATTTTAAAAGTCCACCCGCAAATCCTCCTGAACTTGAAATTCTACTTTCTTTACTTCTAATATTTGACATTGAAAGTCCGATACCTGCCGCGTCAGAGGAGTACGTTGAAATGTCACTCAATGTCCCTAATAAACCTTTGCGGGAATCGGAATTATTGTAATGTAATACACATGACGCTAACTGAGGTGTCTTTGTCCCCGCATTAATCATGATAGGTGTTGCTGGTGAAATCAATTGATTTGATAATGAATTGTAATATTCAACTGCCTCTTCAAATGTTTTAGTCACCCATAAGGCAACTCTCATATACATGTGTTGTGGTCTTTCAATAACCTTACCACTAGATAACTTTAACAAATACATTTCTTGTAATGAGCGCCAAGCAAAATAATCAAAATTATAATCATTCTCATGATTAATTATTTTATCAATATTTTCTGAACCATATTTTTCAATAGTTTTCATTAATATCTCATTAACAATACCATTATTGTACAATTCTGTCATTGTTTCACTAAAACTATGATTAGTTTCTTTGTGATATGAAGATATTGCAACTGATGAAGCTAATCTTGAATAATCGTGATGACTACCAGTATATGCCGCCGCAATTTCGTACACTAACTTATCTAACTCTTTTGTTGTTATACTACCCTCGGTAGGTACCGAAGTAATAACTTTAATAAAAATTTCATCAGAATTAACATTTAACCCTTTAGCGGCTTTCTTAACTCTCTGATAAATTTTCTGAGGATTAAAGGACACCTCATCGCCCCCTCTTTTTTTAATTTTTAATGACATCATATATTTTTATTTAAAAATCATCCGTAAATGACAATGTTTCGTTCAATTTAGCTTTTTGGTATTCCATAGTCCTTGATTCAAAAAAATTACCTTTTGTTTCTACCGCAATTTGTTCCATAAATTTAAATGGTTGGTCCACATTAAATTCTTTTTTACATCCAAGTTTAAGTAATAAACCATCAGTAACAAATTCAAGATATTGTTTCATTAAATTTGAATTCATCCCAATTAAAGATATTGGTAATGACTCAATAATGAATTCTTTCTCAATCTCTAATGCGGATAATAAAATTTCTCTAATTCTTTTCTCACTTGGTTTGTTTTCAATGTGATTATTTAATAAATGAATTGCAAAGTCACAGTGTAAGTTCTCATCTTTGAAAATCAAAGTGTTTGCATTACATAGTCCTTGTAAAATACCTCGAGACTTTAACCAAAAAATAGCACAGAACGAACCTGAAAAAAAGATACCTTCAACCGCCGCAAAAGCAATTAATCTTTCTTCAAATGTTGAGTTCTCTATCCAATTTAAAGCCCATTTTGCCTTTTTTTGTACCGCAGGTAATCTATCAATAGCGTGAAAGCATTCATCTTTTTCTTGTGGGTTTGACACATAGGTATCAATAAGTAATGAATACATTAAAGAGTGAATATTTTCTGCCATTAACTGAAATCCGTAAAAGAATTTTGCTTCAGGGTATTGGACTTCTTTTAAGAAGTTTTCTGCTAAATTTTCATTAACAATACCATCGGATGCCGCAAAGAATGATAAGACGTTTTTTACGAAAAATCTCTCATTATCTGATAAGTTTTCCCAATCTCTAATATCATTTGATAAATCAACCTCTTCCGCAGTCCAGAAAGCCGCTTGATGTTGTTTGTAATATTCCCAAATATCATTGTGCTCGATTGGGAAAATAACGAATCTATTTGGATTCTCTATTAAAATTTTTTCCATGTTTTTTTTTAGTTTTGTGTTTGTTGTTTTTCTTTTCTTTTGTCTAACAAGTCTTTAACTCGTTGACGGTTTCTCTCTTCTTGTTGTCCCTCTAGTCCTAAGAATGTAACCGAACTTTCGGTATCAATCTCTAACATTCCATTATCAAATTTACAATTTTCAAACACAACCCCATCATCACCAATACGAGATTTAGTAATTGCTATTGTTGCTAGTTTCATTTCTTTTTGTTGTAGGGATTTTGCCACGGTAATGATTACGTGTCCAACTTGTGCTTTTTTAATAGAACCACCCATTTGGTCGGTAGTTACTACATCAGACGAAATTGAACTTCTGTTACCTTGAGTTGCGGTCCATCCAACTAAATCCAACTCGTGACACATTGATTCAAATGCTCTCATAACCGAACCTTCAGATTTCCATTCATCACTTAAATTCCTATCAGGAACAACACAGTCAATATAATCTAATAATACCATATCAACTCTTACTCCATCGGCAATCATTTTTCTAATTTGATTTTTAATTTGTAACATAGTTACGGTATCAGATGGAAGTTTTTTTAAGATTAATTTATTGGTCATTGTATCTTTTACCTCTTGTACTTTAATCATAACTTCCTCTTTCTTTAAGGACAATTCATCAGGATGAACCTTTGTCCATAAAGTAATATGTTTTCTTTGAATAATCTTTGGGTTATCTTCAAAGAAGATTTGTAATACGTTATACCCTAAATTAAAAGCGTGATTTGCAACTTTTGTTAGTAGTGTTGATTTACCAACCCCAGTAGGAGCTAACACTACACCGATTTCTCCTTTAGCCAAACCTCCTTTTAAGAGTCTATCAATACCTGGGATACCCATTGGTATTGGATGACGATAATCCTCATTTAAAACCTCACTTAAATTGAAAAATACATCAGATTGTCCATCTTCTCTTTCCCCAACTTGTAAAGCGTTCCTCACTAATTGTTCTACTTTATCATAGTTTTCAAATTCACCTCCATCGATGATTTTTTGAGCTTTGTTCATTACTTTCTGTAATTCTTGTTGTTTACAGAATTTCATAGCTTTTTCCTGAACAAATTCCCCACCCTCAAGTGGAGCTTCTTTGATTTTATTAATAGTATCAATAACAATTTTTGACGCTAGTTCCTGTTGTAATTCAGATTTGGTGATTTGTTCTAAAGTGTCAAATGCTGGTGCATGTTCATACTTTGTGTAATATTCTTTAACCATCTGAATAATTATTTTGAAGTATTTGTTTTCAAAGTAATTTGTTTCAATTACATCAAGAATAGACCTCGCAAAGTCTTTGTCGATAATAATTTGGTTTAATAATTGTAGCTGAAAACTGCTACCTAGATATTCGAAATTTTTGTTTGACGCCATAGTTTTTTCATTGTTGTATTTGATAAATATTACCCTTTTAAAGGAAGTCCAAGGTACTCGAGTGTTAAATTTTCAGATGAAAAAATGTCAGTCAAAGACATAAGTAAATTTTTTAGGTGTGGGCGTACGTCTACGGTGTATCTTATCTTAGGTGGGTATATTTTTGCGTCGAACTGTCTCTGACAAATTGTCACATCACCCATCTTAATATACACATTAAAATATTCAGGACCATCAATATACGATGTATCTAATATTGTAGGATTGTTAATAATTTCATAATGATTGTCAATCATGTATGATGCGGTTTTCATTTTTAGTTGATACTTAATATCATAACTAAAATTAGCCAACAGGTTATAAAACTCTAATGAGTTTTTACCGTCAGGGTTAAAGTTTCTAACATTAAAATATCTTTGTACAATGATATTATCATTTACCATCATTAAAAATTCTAATTTTGTTGATTCTTGTTCTTTCATATTTATTTTATTTGTTTGTAATTTTTTTTTTCTTTTCTTGTTAATTTCATGTATGGACGAACAAAGTCAACCCAAGCATCATCTACTTTTGGTAGGAATTTAAAGAACCCGTCTTCCATCATCATCTTTAAAAGATTCCTATACCCTCTCCCATCAGGGTCTAAACTTTCTCGATAATATAGTTCAACTAATTCTTTTGCTTCATCGGTGATTAATGGTTTTGATAAATCTATTATTTTTTCATTAATAATAAAAAATTCTTCACCGTATACTCCTGTTTTAGTTTTACCTGATAATAAATTTTGTAAAGATTTATTACCTTTATCTTCTTTTAAAAGAGTTTCTGCCTTTATTAAAATATCGGTAATAGTTACCGTTTGGTCAAGCAATTCAGGAAATAATTTAACTAAAGTTTTTTCGCCCAAATAATAAATTCCATCTATATTATCTGACTTATCACCCGATAATATTTTATATGTTTTAATATTCTGATGCGGAAATTCATGGAATTGAATCTTTATTTTATCCCCATTTTTATACACTTGTTTTGAGTTTGGGGAATAGACCGAAACCTTATCTGAGATAAGTTGTGTCAAATCTTTATCTCCCGAAAAAATAGTTTTAATTTCGTCTTCAGATATTTGGCAGTAGTACGCAATCAAATCGTCACCTTCGTTATTATCTACTTCAATTTGTCTTATATAACATTCCTCCAAATATTGTTTAACTCTCTCTTTTTGTTCTCCAAAAGATTGGTCTTTAAAATCTTCGGTTATAAGTAGTTTTTTTTTATACTGAGGGTAAATAAGTTTGCGGGTAGAAGAGTTATCATCCCCATCCCATATAACAACAACCTTATCAAAATTTTGTTCGTCAATAAACCGTCTAATTGTGTTGATAAAATGCCATAACCCTCCTATGTGTTTTCCGTTGTGGTAAAAATCTTTAACTCCGTGAAATCCTATTTTTAATAAATTGTTACCATCAACAATTAATGTTTTGACCATTTAAAATTTTTAAGTATTTTGAAAATATTTTTTACTCGTCAAAGTCATCTTCAGATTCATCCAAAGAATAATCAGAATACCCTAATTTTGTTTCCCAATAATCTGAATATTCTTTTTTATAGTTATCTAAAGATTCTTTTGTATCTGCAATATAACCTTGTGGCACTGCAACTATTTTACCATCTTTATAACCGAGACCATTTACGTGATTTTTCAAAATAGAAATTTTGGTTCTAATTGCAAACGACACTTTTCTACCATTTTTAGTTGCGTCAATATGACTAATACCCGCTTTTTTCTGATTACCAAATAAAAATATTAAACTACTTGCTAACCATACCGCGGTCCCACCTTTGGCACGAATTTCAGGTTGACCAAAAGGGTTATCCGCTAATTCCACCCATGGTTGGTTTAAAATAACTAAAGTATTATAATACGGATAATCTTCTTTTTTTGATTTTGAGATGCGAGAATGAATTCCCAATCCAATTTTATCCGCCAACACTTTAGCGGAGTGCATTCCACCACCTTTACCATCAAAAGTCATCTGACAAGGAATACTACCTATTGAATCCCATAAAAATAATATACTATAAGGGATATCCCCTTTCTCTTGAGCATCAAGAATATCATTAATAAAATTAGTTGCTTGTTCAATAACATCAAATGAGTCATTAAAGATAAACATACCATCATACTCACCAAGGTCATTTTTTTCGGCTTGTAATCCCAATTCAATAGCGTGTTCCCAAGACCATTTTTTTTCCGTTATAATAAGAACAGGTAAATGTCCTTTTTTCTGAGCATCTGCCGCCGCTAATATCATTGCAGTTGTTTTTGAGGTGTTTGAATGTCCCAAGAACATATTAATACCCCCCATTACAGGTCCAGGTAATCCGCAAGCATTCATAAAAGCCTCACCACAATTATAAAAACTTTCTGTTTTGTATTTTGTTTTTGTTGAGAACTTATCTTTGATTGTATCCAAAGATATTTCTCTTTTTCTTATTGCCATGTTAGGTTAAATTAAATTATTGTTTTGAACTATAAAAAATAGACACTCAGTAATACCAAGTGTCTATGTTAAAGTTTAATTAGAAAGGTAATTCGGTGTCACTATCATCATTTGCTTGTGGGTCAACGATTGGTTCAGTTTTACCACCAAAAGATGTTGTTGTCTCAAGATTGTTTTCGTATACAAAACCGCCTTTGTCAGAATCCCAACGTGGTGTTTCTCCACGAGCAATAGCTTCAAGGTATTCTTCAGGTTTTTTAGAATAAACATCTTCCCATGTTAACTCATCATTAATCCAAGAATCCGCGGTTTGTTTATTTTCGTGTACAGGAGTTGGGTCATCATACATAACAGTTTGAATAACTGTGTAAGTGGCACCTTTAGGTGTTTTTGCTTTGGTTAATTCAAGAATAATGTCACGACCGTTATCAGGGTCAGTAATATCACCTTTAGCTCTCCAAATAGGAATAATCTTATCTAAAATCCCCTCATTTTTGTAGTTGTGTTTGAATCTCCAAAACTTAACCCCATCAGACTCGTTATCACGGTCCATAACTTTAACAATGTAAAATTTACGAGATAAATATTGTTTTGCCAATTCTTTGTCAGACTCTTTTCCTGTTGAGCGTAGTTCTTCATAAACTTCATTCAATGGTGAACGCTCGTTGTCATTCTTACCCGGGTCATAAAATTTTTGAAATTTACCGTCAACTTGAATTTCGTGATACCAAACTTCTTTAAATGGTGAAGAACCATCGGGTGTTGGTAAAATACGTAGTCTTCGTTGCCCTTGTTTTTCAGTATCTTTAAGGATAGCTGCAAAGTATTTTTTCATTCTTTCTTCTTGTGTAAATTTTGAGGTGTTAGAAGAACCACCTTGTTTTGCCTGCTCGTATTGAGCCAAAACTGCGTCTAATGAATTTGTCGCCATAGTTGTTAAAGTATTTAATGATTTATATTATCATAAGTATAAGTACAATCTGAGTATTTGTCAAATAAATTTTAAACTAAAAACGGTCCGAAGACCGTTTTATATTTTACTTGACTTGTTTGAAAGAATCGATTTGATTATCCAAATCTTCAAAATTTCTAAAAGTTTTTTTGATATCTACTGGTGAGTAATCCTCAACCTCATCTTGGGTTAAAATATATTCATTTTTTCCCGACTTTTCCATATCTTCTTCTTTATCTTCAAAGAAATCTGATAATTTTTGATTAAATGGACCAGAATCTAAACTTCTAAGTTCTAATTTCTCTTGAGGTGTTTTTTCTCTATATTTCTCAACTTTCATTTCTAAGTCATTCAACTTATTCATGATATTATCCATTTCACCTAATTTACCTTCTAAGTCTGTAAGATGTTTGAATAAATTATCAAAATATTCTTCTTGTTTTTTTTCTACTTGTTTTTGGGAATTAACTAAGTCACTAATATCAAGTTCCTCAGTCTTACCTTTTTCTTCACCAACTTTTTCAACATCAGGGTCAGTTGCAACATCAACAGGGGTTGGTACTGCACCAGGTGCCGCAGGTGGTTCAATGCCAGGAGGTGGTGGTAATGCCCCCGCATCAGCAGGAGGTGGTGGTAACGCACTTGGGTCTGCAGGAGGTAAAATACCTTCTTCAGGTGGTGGAGGTAATGTTGCCTCTTGTTCAAAAATATAATCGTTAATTGATTTATATCTTGAGATTTCCTCAATAATTCTGTTGTCTACTCTTTTCATTTGATTACCCGTTTAAAAGTTGTTTCACTCCTGTTAGAGTTTCAACCTGAATTTTTTTATTTTTTGTCATTGTATTGTCAACTCTTTCAATTAAACCATCCTTCATTCTGATAGTATAACAATCTCCTGTGTCTAAATCGCAAACTTGTTTAGAACCATTACCCAAGTCTTTCTCAGTGCTTCTGGTGTTTTTACCTAAATAGTTGTCTAATATTAATTTTGTGTCCATAATAGTGTTTATATATAAATATCGTTTATTATTAGAAAATTACAAAGTGAAAGTTACAGGATAACTTTTGTAAAAATCGTTTCTTGACGTATCAAGTGACCCATCAGGTTTAACAGGTTTAGTAAATACCGTTATTTGGTATTTATAAGTTCCTGTATACTCACTTTTCGACACATTATTACAACCAGATTCTGTTAATAACCCTTGTAAATCAATTTCAAATTTTTGTTTATTTGTTGAAACATAATTAGTCCCAAATTGTTGTCCTGAACCACTACCCTCATGACACTCCGCAGTAATATTATAACCATACTCTATTTGAAATATATTTCTTAGTCCATCGACCGATGGGTCCACAATAACCTTTAAATTTTCAAATAATGGTGGTGTTGTTACTGCGTAAGTGTATGTATCAATTAATGGTGGTGTTACTGGTGGTGTTGACCCCACATTAAGTTGTCCCGTTTGAGTATTAAACTCATTAATCGCCGATTGTACTTTAGTTTCAATATTTCCTTTATCTATTGACGACATTTGGTCGTAAACATTAACAGGATTTAATTTTTTATCAGTAACAGATGTGTTAGCATTTAATATCCAAAATTTAGCAATTTCCGATGCACTGTCATTGGATAATAAACTCATTCTTTGTGACCATCTTTCAACTAAAAATTTGACTGATTGAGTTGAGTCTGAGAATGTGGCGTTAGGTACATTTTGGCTTGAACAATAAAAATATTTATCAACAAAATAAGTAGATGATTGACCCCAATCTTGGTCTATAGTTATACCCGCAAAGTTATTCTCATAAGTTGTTAAGGTGTTATTATTATTTGACGATATATAAATTGAGGAAAAAATAACTTTTTGTAATTTAACATCATTCGTTAGACTAACAATAGTACCAATAACACTTTTATAATTTAATGTTGTTATTGACGGCCCTGTTAATGGTGTCCATTGAGCATATTTAGAGTTTGGTTGACAAGTTTCCTGAATAGTATCATTTGCTGTGGTGCTATCTTGTTGTGTTGCTTGGTTATTAACCTCAGTTGACTGACCAATTACATTAGTACTATTAACTTTTGTTTCCGCATTTTTTTTCTGAGTATCAAGTTTATTCTTTTCAATAATAGATTGTAATAAATTAGTTTTTAATGTTTGTAAATAATTATCAATTTTAGGTAATGATGCGGTTGGTTGTCTAATACCTTCAATAATTGTTTCAAAACTACCTGGTGATATACTATGATTAACACTTGTAATCATATAAGGCCCACTAAACATTGGGACGTATCTTAAATTAAAGTACATTGTTGGTTGTATCATAGCATTACCCATCATGGATACATTACAAGAATAACTTCTATTTTTGTATAGGTTATATAATGAGTTACTTTGTGTTGCACCTCCCCTATTACCACCTTGATTGGCCATTTGATTTAACACTTCAAGAGATTCTGCAGTGGCTTGACCAGCATCTTGGGAAACAGTAAACCCATAAAACATAGACTGATTTTGAGGTCCAATATCAACATTAAACCCTACAACTTTATTTGATTTATCCCAATCATTCTTATTAGTTAAATCTTCAACTAACGGATTATCACTAGCTCTTCTTAAATCAAACGCGTCATTTCTATATCTAAAATCAACATTGTTTTTTAAATCTAATTGTTCACTTGGTTTACCACCAAAGAAACAAACCATTTTAGCACTTGATTCTCTATAATCAACGTTCATGAAAGTTCCAAATAGTGTATTAGCAAACTCTAATGTTCCTTCAACCTTTGGTTTTGGGTTTTTAACCGCATCTTGTACATTATAGAAATTAACATATGACGGTAAATTCATTACAACAAAGTTATTTTCAACTAATATTGATTGTACAAAACTAAGCATTGTCGCTTTAGGGTTTATATTAATTAATCTGTTTTTTAATTTAAAAACATCAACCAATATCTTATCACCAATATTTCTACTCGCTCTATCTAACAATAAAACATCCTCAAATAATGTTTTAGTTTTAAAATCATTACCTGAAATCCATTTATCATTTATTGCCTTAAATGATTCCCATAATTCAACCTTTGTTTGTGGTCCCTCTAAAACAGAATCAATTGTCGTTTGTACTGTGTTATTAACATCGGGTAAAGCTTTTTGTAGTTTAATAATTAAATTATTAAATATTTTATTTTTAAAATCTAAAGACTTTTTCAAATACTCATCCATTAAACCAATGAATTTTTTTTTATTCATCGTGGACTCTTTTAATTTCTGAGTCGCATAAATTTTAATTATTGGTGAAAAATTAATTATATTATTAACCGTAAAAGAAATGTTTAAGTCAACAAAAAAGTCAGTAATGTATGAACCGTTATTTCCATAAACTAATTGCGGGATTTCTGAAAAACCAACATAAGTTTCTAATGTAGTCCACTCATTAGGGTATAAACTTTTTGATGAAGATAATGTAGTTGTTCCACCATTTACAGGAACTGCGTTTGGCGTTAATAGTGTGTATTTGTCCAAAATATATGGGTCGGTAATATCATAGTTTGAGAACGTATAAAATAATTTTTTATCGTAGTTAGACGGATTTCCGTTTTTAAATACAACATCATTATTAATAAATCTAGTTAATAGATTAGTAATATTTGTAAGTTGTGCAGATTGAGCATTTCTTACATAATCTTCACCTGTTGACCCTGTTATTTTAGGTTGCTTCATCAACTCAATCATTAAAACTTGAAAGTTCTTAAACAATTTAGCGGTATTGGAATCATTTGCACCGACACCTTCCGAACTATAATCATATTTTGATTTTGAAAAATTTAAAAACTCAACTTCAAATAAATCTAAAACATCCTTTTCGAAAACAGAAAACATTTCACTAATATTTGAATATTGAGTAATTACGCCATTTAATGAATAATTTTCTTGAAAACTTTTTCCTGAAAAAATTTCTTTTAGGTATTGGTCCGGATTAACCTTAACTATTTTACTATCATCAAAATATCCGTAATTGGGTGCTGTCCAAAAAGTTCTAACTGAACCATCATACATTGACTTATTACCCATAACTTCAAATTTTATTTCTCCTGTATTTGCGTCAAAACATTCATTGTTTGTTTGATTAACTAATGAACCTTGGGATGGGAATATAAATGAAGATATATTATCTAAAGTATTTACAGATACTGTCCAAGGAAATATTCTTAAATCTCTATTAGGTATTGAAGTGTCAAAACCTTCTGATTTGCTAATAATGGCTTTATCAACATAATTTAACGTAAACCCTGATTTAATTCCTTCTTGAATTGCGGTACTAGTGTACGCCGAGAAAATTTCAAATCCTTGGTAAAAGACATTAAAATCATTAATTAATTTAGGATAAAATCCTGTGTTAATTGTTGTAGATACTTCCCCACCAATTGTTACATTATTCTCTAAAACAATATCAACAATACCAATTTGAGTACTAGCACTAAATGTATACATTGTTGATGGTAAACTATTAACAGGGTCATAGTTATTAAGATAATCAAAATTAGCCCAAGAAACCCCTATAATATCAACGCCAGTTTCAACATACTTTTTATAACGGTGCCATATTGAACCGTATTTTAAAACCCAAGAATATGGTATTTTATGTACTCCACCAAATTTATTCAGTGTTGCAAAAATATAATTTAAATCATCAGACTCATTTTTTGTTTTATACTTTTCTCGTAGAGTAGACAATGGTAAACTATTTAAGAAAAGGTACGCGGCTTCAGTATATGGTGTCTCACTAAAATTTCTAAAATTACTTACACCTTGTTGAATTGCATTAATAAAATACGGTGTATTAAACATAGACACTGTTTGTTCACTAGTTACAAGACCATTATAATTATTGTACTTTAAATTACCTTCAGTAAATAATTGATTTTTATAATCGTTTTTTCTTGTCTCATAAAACGCTTTCATACCAACAGTTGTACTATACTCTGTGGGAGTCACTGTTATTTCTGAAATAAAGTTAGTAAATGGTTTTTTGCCTGAATCATAAGATGCAATATTCGTAATAATTTTATTATCCGAAGTGTACGTTAATATTTGTGTTGTATCAAAAGCCGATTTTTCATCTAACACTGTGTTACTATTTGCCAAATATTTTTTAACCCAATTTTTATTTGTAAAAGGGTATGTATCGGCAAAATCATATTCGTTGGATGTTGTTGAGTCATTAATATATTCTGCAAATTGAGTTTCACTTGGTAATGAAACCATTGGTTGTGATAAACTATTCTTAAGGATTTGTTCATTAATAAATTCAAAACTAGAATTATTAACTAAGTTTTTAATATATTTTGTATTAAAAATACCTCTAATAAAATTTTGCCAACTTTCCCCCAAACCTTCATTTGAAATATGTCTAAGGACAGTCTCAAAATTTTCACCAGTATAGGCATATTCTTTAAGTTTTTGAATTATAAATGGATTATCATTTGATAAACTTTTAAGTATGTTAATATTCTCAGCATCAGCAATAATAGTTGTAACTTTATCCGAATCAGATATAAAGTCGTTACATCTACCAAGTCTTGAATAAAAGGTTGTTAATAAAACTCTCTCATATATTTCATAAAAAAACTTAACTTCTTCTTTATTACCATAAACGTCATTTTTAATTGGAAATTCAATAGCGTCCACCGAAATTCTTTGAGGTTCCGTTAACTCATTTGGAGATGCGGTACTATCTGACGGAGGTGAAGTTCTCTCCACATAACCTCGAATAAATTCTTCAACAAATTCAACTTCAGGCCATTCATCCGCTAAAAATCCTTTTGTCTGAGTAATCACTGAAGAATCACCAGGATAAACAATCTCAAACTTTTCGTGCCCGTCTGTTCCTGAGGTTTCTTTAATCATTTGTGGCCAAGGATATATAGGTTGTTCCTTGTTATTACCACTACTTAAATTGTCTTGTGACGCACCAGCGGTTTGACTATTAAAGATAGAGTTTTTTCTAATTGTAGAATCTCTCTTATCCCAAGCTTTCGTGTGAACATCGTCCATTAATCTTAAGAACGCCTCTCCATTGGCAAAAACAACGGCAAGAACATTTCTAATGTTAGGTACAAACCCAATACCATTATCCTTACTTTGTAACAATTCTGAAAGAGCCTTTGTAAGTTCTTCTTGTATTTGTTCTCTAAAAACTTTTAATTTTTTACCCATTTTATCAATATTATCAATAAATGTGTTTGTACCTTCAAAAATGTAATAATCTTTTATTAGTTCAATATTACCGTCCGCGTTTTTAATAACAGGGGTATTAAACACTTTATTTTTAATCAATTCGGCTTGGTATGCCGCAAGTTGTGTGTCGGTTGGTGTAGTTTTTACACCTTTAACTAATCGATAACTTTGAACTAAATCAATATCTTTTTCTGTAATCTCAGGTTTTGGGATAAAAGTGTCTGGTGATTTAATACCATTAGGTATTGTTATTTTAGTTGTTTTATTATTAATCTTATATGAACCATTTGCTCCCACAGTTTCATTACCATCTAATAACTCATTATATTTTTTTACATATCCATCTAATTCTGCCTTTGCGGTAACTCTATTTTGTAAACTAATTTCAGGTTTAAAAGTGTAAACTTTATTACCATTGGTTAATACAAAAGCAGTGTTCTTATCCATATACTTTTCAAACCATGATGAACCATTAAAATAATAAACATTACCGGAATAATCATTAAGAGTTTTTTGATAAACATCTAAATTAGTTAATGGGTCCAAATTTTGTTTAGTAAAACTATCCAACACATTTTTAATAAAATTCTCAATTCTTTCTTGCATTTGAACCAAAGTGATTTCGGGAAAATCATCAGGTATCATACCTTTTGATTTATATTCACTATACATTTCTTTAACTTTTTGATACCCACCTTCAACAACACCATCCTCAACTTTAACAAATTTACTATCAGTACTTCCTTGTGTTGTTTGAACCTTAATTCTTGATTTATACATGTGAGGGGTCGCTGTCAATGCGGCCATAGTAATCTCACTTAAGATTGTATATTTGTAAGTATAAAACTTTAAATCAATTTTAAAATTTCCACTATATGTGTCATATCTTGAACTAAAAGATTGTAACATAAGTCCTAATTTAATTGCCTTGCCATAATAACCTTTAATCGTTAAATGGAAAAGTGGGTAAGGTAAATTAAAGAACGCAGCATAAGGTGAATTATCTCCTGATTCAAATAACGCTTTACCTTTTACGTCTTCAAGTTGCACATTGATTGTTGGTAAAAAATCCAATCCTTGTCGAATATTAATTGATGTTATACCAAGTAGTCCGTTATCGGTCGCCCCTGGTTTTCCACCAGAATTAATACTTTGTCTTAAGAAAAAATCCGCAGGTTTGTTAGGATTACTAATTGAATTTTTTTTAGGTTGATTAACCCCTTCACCCGTAACACTATTTTTACCTGTAATTTCGTCAGTATAACTATTATCTAAAAATGTCTTATCACCAGGTTTTAAGAAATTGATTGTTGCAATAGAAACTGTTTGAATTTGGTCGTTATTTGCAACACCAACGGCTAGTTTAGTTCTTGGTAAAACTTTACACTCCAAGTTAGCATAAAAAACTAAATCTTCTTGTTTAATAAATCGTTCTTTCGCGTTACCATTTATATCGATAACTTTGTTTGGGTCTACGATTGTTATGTTGTTATAGTCAAATTCGACTAAAATATTTTCTGTGTCACCTACCATAATAAAAGAAATGATTATCCAATTGATTTTTATAATCCTGTAAAGAAGCTACTAAAGGAAATGGAATTGTCAAGATAGAACCGTCACTAATGTTCCACTCTTGTCCTCCATAAATTGGATTTGCCTGCATTATTACCCAACCAAAGAATGGTGAACCATAATACTGTTGCGACATTTTATCTAATCTAGACTGTCCTGCCTTATAAATGTATCGTTTATCGGTACTTTTACTTGGCAACGTAATATAAGGAACAACAGTCTGTTGTCCATTTAAAATAAAGTCATTATATCTATTATAATATTGTTTTGACGCCATAATTAATCAAATTTAATTTTACCTGTAAAGATTGTAGTATTAGCAGGTTCTAAGTTTACTGTCGTAAATAAATCAGTTAATAATTTCTTTTGAGCCGCCTCTGTTGCTGGGTCAGGTACTGTTGTATAATCAAAAACCCTTGTTTTTCCTGCGGGATATAAAATATCATCAGGACTTTCAATATATGTTTTATATTCAGAACTTTTTCTAAAATCTGAAAATATTTTTTCTTCTTTTTTAATTTCTTTACTATATTCTTTAGCTAAATCATCAGTAACATCATCAAACTTCTTCGTTAACTTTTTATTTGATGAAATGTTTGCGGTTAATATAAATGTTTTAAACTCCTGTAATTTATTTTTATCACTAAAGTTTCTACCAACCATCATGAAGAACTCTTTCTTATAAACATCGGTAAAGAAAGAATTGTCCGCAGTTTTAAAATCCCCCGTATTTTCATATGTGTTTGTGATAATTTCTTTAGCATTTAACACATCTAAAAAATCATTAAGTGCTTTGTATATTTTACCACAGTCAGTTGTAAACTCATCATAGGTATCCCCAATTAAAGGGTCCGATTGTTTAGTACTTTCACTAACTTTTGAAGTACCACTAATACTATATACTAATGGTGTTCCGTTTTCTAATTTTTTACCATCAGTCTTATCATTGACAACAATTAATTTTCTAATTACTTGTACATAGTTTTGTTCTTTAACTGTTAAATCAGTAACAATTTTTTGTGTACTATTAGGTAAAGTTAAATAAACCTGTTTTAAATAAGATATCATATTAGTTTTTATGACACTAAATTCATTAGGGAGTATATCCGGATAGTTGTTAGTATCTAATTCAGCAATTATTGGATTAAGTCCATTCTCAATGTCAACAATGCATTTATCCAACAATTCTTGGAATAAATTAACTTTGTCATTACCCGATGTTTTTGAAATTAACGGTTTACCATAAATCTTAGTTGGGTAACTAACAGTTCCTACCGTTAAAGGACCATCTTGATAATCTCTGTATTGATTAACTAATTGTAACACACCATAATTAGTTTGTAACACAATACTTTCCAATTGATTATATAAAGAATTAAAATATGAAGTTGTCTCAGACAACATCTTATCCATAATAACACCATAACTAATTTCACCAGTTTCACCTCCAACAACTCTGTTGAAATTAACGATGTCACCTATTGTATTACCGAAATCATTTTGAATTTGGTTATCAACATTGTCAACAGTTTCAACAGGTTGACTTTGTAATATGGATTCCATTAAAGTTTTATCTAATGCTGAGGTATCTTCAGTCCATACCGACCTCTCATCATAAATCTCAGTATTTGCATAATAGTTAAACGATAATGCGTTTTGTAATTGTTCTACAGGTTTAGCAAGACCCATACCCCCAATAAAATCAAAATTCATCGTAACATTGGCAATCATTGGTTGGATACCAATACCCTCAGGGTTCATATCAAATAACAATGGTTCATATGTGAATGAAACACTCTTAGGAATAATTTTTGTATTATAAAAGTCACCAATACGTAATATTAATACTGGTGGTGCTCCAAATGACGTATTAACAGCGTCATTATATTTTGGTTTACCATCAGGACCAATTGTTGGGATTGTTTCACCAGGTCTAACACATTGATTTAAGAAGGTTAAACGAGCATTCAATCCTTCAGGTGTCATAGAGTGAAACGCAGGATTAAAATACTTAATTTTTTCTTTTATTGAGTCATATAACATCGGAACATTTTCCTCAATTACTTGGAAATAATCACATTCAGAAAGTAACTGTCTTAATATTCGTTTACCAATACCTTCTTTAAGTTTTGTCTCAATGCTAACCGTTGGTTTTGGGGTAATAGGTTTAACTGTTATGTCAATAGTTTTAGGTTGTGTTGAGGTTTCTGTAGTGCTGGCCGGTGTATCTTTTTTACTTTCCCCTGGCGGTAAAACTACTTTAGACACAATTTTAACACGTCTACAAGCCATAGCATCAACCGAATAAATTTGTGAATTAGATGTAACAACGCCCGAACCATTTTTAATATCAGTCGTACAATTAACCGACGCCCCCGCACCTCCAGATATCGATTTTGGTATCACCACAGTTTCTGTTTCACCTGAAGCGGATTCATTTAAAATAAATTTTTTACTATCAATAAACGGTGTTATATCACACCCAATTTCTTTACCTCTAATTTTAAGATATTGTAAAACAGAATCATTTCTTCTTTTAGAAAGATTTATGTTATATGGTACTGAGGCAGGTGCTGAAGCCGAACCAACTAAAGTTAAATTAATTGTTGCGTTTTTTTCTTTTAATAAATTAAACGCCTTTTTAATAAAACCGTTATCCGCATTGTCAATTGTATTAAAGTTGTCGATAATTACCGTATCATAAAACTCTTTAACTTTTTTATTAGTATCACAATATGATGAGTTTGTTGTACAATAACTTAAATTTGGTGCAAATACTGCATTGGCTTTATCTACATAATTACTAATGAATGATGACGCGGTATAACTTCCATAGGTTACTTGATAAGGTACTGACGAAACTATTTTATTTGTGTTAGGGTCGGGAATATCGTTGTAAAAATAGAACGATAATTCGTTAAATTCGTTTTCAAATTCAACGCCTGAATTGTCAGGTGTGTCCGCCTTATTAGTATTATTTGCGGGAGTTGCAACAGTGTTAGTCACCAACCCACCCGAATTATCTTTAGGAATAGATTGATTAATACCTTGTAACTCTTCTTTAGTTATTCTAGGGTTATTTAATATCTCTTGGTAGGTATACAAATCCTTAGTCGGTATCGTATTAAATTTAAGTCCTAATTGATAGATATCATACTTCACACAACCCGCAAAGAACGAATCAATGATTGAATTTAATTTTTCTTTACTTTGACCCTTTAATTGTTTTTCAACAATAACATTCATAACAGAAGGGTGGTCAACAATAATTTTCCAAGAAAGTGTTCCTGTTCTACTTGTATCTTTATAAGTGTAAATTGGTTCAGGTCTACCTAAAAATGATTGTGAATTCCAATTCGCAGAACTTTGGTCTGAGAATTTTAAATCATAAGGTGGGAACCACATAACTCTACCCCCATTAGGCCCTTTCTCACATGTAGGTAATTCATCATATGTAAATCCTGGTCTACTTGAAGTTCTCCAAGCTAAATTCTCAATGGAAAACATATATTTTTTAGCGACTAATTTACCTTGGTTATTCATTTGAATATTTGTTGAACCAGGGTTTTTAAGTGGGGCTATGTTTAAGTTGTATGTGTTATCAAATACAGAATTACTAAAACGTCTACCCGAAGTAGTAATACCATCAGTTTTTTGTAAATCGGCGTAAGTGTAGTAAGGTGTGTCCTTAGTGAATACACGACAATACTCAATTCCTTTTTCTGCCCCCGTAGTAAAATCAGTGTACGATAATACTTGAGAACCTTTAGTTATTTCTTTATATCCATCATGGAATACCTTACTAACTTGGTTAATTGCATTACCAACATGTTTTAAACGAGAAATACCCGTAACATTATCCGCAGACTCAATTAATCTTTGAGTTTGGTCTAAAATTGAAGTCTCTTTGAATGTTATATTAGTTGACTCATCTCTTGTATAGTAACTACTAACTTGGTTAAACTCAGGGTCTAAACTACCTGTACCTCCACCAGGTGTTGCATTAAAACCAGCATTACCTTTATATTTAGGTGAAGTCCAAACAAATTGTCCGTCAATACCACCACCATCACTTAATGGTTTTGCCGCAAGACCAAATTTTAACACTTCATTATTACCTTCATATAATATTGCAAGTTCTGAAGGTCCATAAACAGGCGCAGGGTCCTGTTGTCCAAAGACATTAACTGGTATTTGATTTGCTGGTGATGTTATTGTTGATGGTTCCGCATTTCTACTGCCAACATAATAACCACCAACTAAAGTTCCATTATTAGGATTAATTAAATTAACAGCTAAATTAACCAAACCTTGAGCAACGCCTAATAATCCACCATATTGATTTTTATAATCAGGTTGATATCTGTTATAATCAATATTACGAAATAAAACTGACCTTTGACCGTTACCCGTATTGGCCAAAAATAATTCAGATGCACTTCTAGATGTGTTTAGAATTGGACCTAAAAACCCTCCCGTTAGTTGATTGATAACATTTAAAGCGTTTGATGTTTGTTGTGATAAAAACCCTGGCTTGTGTTGTTGTGTGAAGTAATCACCAGGAATCATAGAAACAGGCCAATAAGCACTTGCTAATCTAGTTGCCAAATCAAACGCCGCAACAATAGGATTTTCAGGGACAGTAATTCTATAGTTTTTATAAATTAATGGTTCTTGTCCTGTTGCAATTAAGGCAGCCTCAAAAGGGTCACTTAAAGAATCTAAGTTAACTTGACCAACAGTATTTTGAAATATCTCAGCGGCAATTCTTTGTTGGAATAAGTAATTAAGTTGTTCCGCCCCAATTTTAGCAATATAAGAATCCTGAGATAATGAACCGTCAGTTCCATTTGGGTTATCTGAAAATAATATACTATATGGTGTATAAGAAGACGGTACAAATGTTGGTGGATTCCAATAAGGTTGATAAATTTTATTATTGTTTTGGATATCCGTAATAACTACCATATCATTAAACCCACCAGAAGGTCCATATATGTTTTCAATATATGCGGCGTCGATATAAAACTCATTAACTAAGTCTAATACCGTATCTGTTGGACTGTACTCCCCTTGATTAGGGTTAACGGGTAATGGAGGTCCATTGTATGTGATAGTTGTATTAAAACCACCATTAGGTCCGTATTCATTTAATGGATATAATATCGCTGCAAATGGGTCATTAGCAATTAAACCATCGGGTGAATCAATAACATTACTTACTGTTTGTTGTATTTCATAGGCAATAGGTCCTGAGGGTGGTGTGTAAACACCAGGTACATCATATGGCTCCAAATTTGTGGCTAATAACGCATTTCTAAATGAAGAACTGTTAACAAACGATAATGTACTATCAGGCATTTTCTATAATTTTATTATAAATAGACATTATGTTTATTTTTAGACTCTCATACTTGCCATTTCCATCAATTGTGTTTGATTAGATGTTGGGGCGGTTAATCCATTATTATATCGACCTTTAGTAACCGCAGTAACCATGGCTTCTTTAACTCCTGAATTTTCAAAGGCTAACATAAGTTGAGAAGTATCAATATTTGAAGGTGCGGTTATGTTTAAATTAATATTAACAGGCCCTGAATCGGTCATTCTTTGTGTTGGGGGTTCGTTTCTATTATTAGAACCCATTAACGCAGATAAAACATCCTTACCTTTAGTGAACGACGCTAAGGTATCTTCAGGTAAAAATTCAACATTTTGACCAGGTAACTTTAACATATCTTTCGCAGTTGTTGTGGGTATATTTTCGGAAGTCATAAAAGCATTACCTAATTTTTTACTACCATTTTGTAACATTTCAAGAAAAATGTTTTGTTCTTTTGCCAAATTTGATGCCGCTGCGGCCCCCTTATCTAATGCCTGAGACCAAGCTCCGTCTACAAATTTGGCACTAGTTGACATACTATCTTTAACCACATTAAAAGTATCACTTAAAGAACCTTCACCTTTAAATATCTTGTTAATTGAACCTAAAACTTCTTCTGCCCCTGAACCTAAACCACTTCTAATATTTCTACTACTTAATTTATCCCCAGATAAGGCTTCAGCTCCCGCATCGTATAATAGTTTTGGAGCTTCTAAGGCTTGATTAGCAATTTTACTACCAGCCAATGCTCGTCCTGTTCTATTGGCAATAGACTCTAACGACTTATCCATAGATTTTGAAATTGTTAGTTGGTCTTTGGCTAAATCCTCCATAGTTTTTGGTTGAGCCATTTCTTTAAGAGCCTTCATTTGGTCAGGGTCTTTTTGTAGTTTTTCAATTGCTTCATTAATACCTAATTCTTCGTCACCTAATTGAATTTTATACTCTCCACCAGCACCCATTTCGGCCATACCCGCAATTAACCCTTTTTCTTCTTCAGTAAAACTTGACGGGAATTTAATTTTTTGCATTTTATCCGCAACCTCAGCACTTGCTAACGCCATTTTAGCTAATTCACCTTTATTCATACCCAAAGACTTTTCAACCTCCATTAATTGTCTTTTAGCACCTGGCATAATTTCAAACTTACCGTCCTCACCCAATTGAACAAACTGTTCACTCATTTTTGAGATTTGGTTTTGAAGTTCAGCGGGGTCATTCTGAGCCATATCCATTAAACGTAAAGGGTCTAATAATTCAGAATTTGCAACACCTAATCTTTGCATAGATGCCGCTAATTCAATTGCCTTATCAGGACTAAATAAGTCATCCGCCAATGTAAGAGTCCTATTCATATCAACTCTTAATAACGACGCTTGGGCCGCCATCTTAGCCAAACCTGTAACACCACCCGCAAAATTAAATTGATTTAATGCGGTCATGTTTGAAAGAACCTCTTTACTAACCGCCTGAGCGTTAACACCTGACTCTCTAGCAACATTAACAACTTTATTCATTTCACCCGCCACTTGGTATACGGACATACCCGCAGCTTTAAAATTAGTGACAAGGGTTTTTGCGGATTCACCTGTAACTTCGGCAGTTGCATATAAATCTTTATAAGAACTTGATGTTAGTATTAAATTTCTGCCTAATGCTTCGGCAACGTCTTTTTGGATAGTGACAATATTATCAAAACTACCCCCCATTCGTTCAACTTCAGAGGCCGCATCGGCCATAGCGGCCTTTAAATTAACAATGTTTTCACGACCTTGACCAAAAGATTTAACAATGGTTGTCGCTTTATCATCAATTTCTTGAATTTGTTTCGCAATATCACCAGCACGTAAATTAGTTGCCAAAGCGTCGGTAATTCTACCAACACTCTGTTCGAGGGCTCCTTGGACTTTACTTAAAAAGTCACCGCCAAGTTCGTTATCTTCAGGTCCTGCCATAGTTTAAATATTATATATGTATAAATACACCAAAAACAATTTTACTAACCGTTTTTAGGTGTATTGTCCTCAATAATTCTATCGATTAGGTACTTTCGCATATAAGTTGGCATAATGTGAAATTCAGTATAAGATAATCTTATAAATCTCGCCAAAAAATAATACTCCTCAATTAAAAATTGTTTGTGATTAGAAGAAAGGCCGAAAAAACTCCACCCCAAAGGTAATCTCGAAAGATACCAAGTCTCCTGAAGGGGCTTTTACTGATTTTACTAAATCTAATGAAGGTTGATTTTCTCTAATAAAATTACGGATATACTTAGAATCCATAATTGGCATTGAGTTAACGAAATTTGAAATTTGTTCCTTGGAATCATTCCCGTTAATTTCAATAATTTGTTTTGCTAGTCTCCAAGTAATGACTGGCGCCGTTCGTCCTACAGGATATTGGTCAGCCATTTTACTGATTTCAGTTGTTTCAGCAAAACTTAATGGTTTTAATTTAACCGAAACTCCTGATTTCGGTAATGTTGTTGTAAAAACACCATTTTCGTCAGGTTGGTGTTGTGTTTTTTTAATGTTTAACTCATCCAATACTACTGTATGTGAAAAAGGTTTACTTGTTTTGGGGTCAGTTACAGATATTTTATATTCAGGGCCAAATGAAGTGTTACGTAAGAAAATAAGAATAGCCTCAATATCACCGTCCAATAATTCTTCAGGTCTTAAATCGTGTTCATAAATTTTACTACGTAATAAAGTCATAATGATATTATCATTACTCATTTGTGTTGCCCCCATCAAAGCGTTTTCGTCATTTGCGGTCAAGTAACCGACTTTAATTGATTTCTTTTTTGATTTATAAAATACACCACCTGAAGGTAGTTGTACTATATCGTGAGGTAAGTTAAAACTCTCCGTTCCTGCGTCAATGATACTTTGGTCCATATTGTTTGTCTTTTATAATAAAATA